AGTTCGGCGAGGTCCGCCTCCAGCTTGGCGCGCCGTTCGGCCGCCTTGGCCAGGCCCTCCGCCTCGGTCGCGTTGATCTTCGACAGCGCCGCGGACGATTTGGCGTTGGCCTCGCCTTCGGCCTGGTTGATCTTCGCGACCTGCTCGGCGTAGGCAGCGTCACCCTTCGCGGCCGACGCGGCGATGTCGGCCTGCTGCTCGGCGAGCTTGCGCGTGGTCTCGGCGATCGACGCGGCCGCTTCGGTCTTCGCCTCGGCCATGTCCCGCTTCGTGACGGCTATCTGGTTGTCGAGGTCGCGCACCTTGTCGGGGGCGTCGCCGTCCGCGGCGAGTTCGTTGCGTTGCCGTGTGAGCGCGGCGAGGCGAGCCTGCGCGCCGGCGGCGTCCTGGGCTTCCTTGGCCTGCACCTCGGCGATGCGCCGGGCGGCCTCCTCGACGGCCTCGGCGCGTGACTCCTCGGCGTCGACCTGGCGCTGTGCGTTGTCCTGCGCGGCTTTGGCGCGCTGCTCGTCGGCGTCGCTGGCTGCCTTCGCGGCGTCGGCGACGACCTGGGCGCGGCTCTCGGCGGCTTTCGCCGCGACGTCGTCGGTCTCGGCGAGCTGCTCGCGTAGCTCAGCCTGTTTGCCCTTCGCCTCATCGATCTTGTCGTTGATGCTGGTGAGCGCGTCGCGCTGAGCGTCGAGCCCCTCGACCGCGGACGCGACGCCCTGGTCGCCCGCGGCGAGGTCGGCGAACGGGTCGATCGCCGAGTTGATCTGGTCCTTGACGTTGGCCGTGGCCTCTTCGAGCAGTTCCGCCTGCGTCTTCGCCTCTTCGAGCGCGCCGCCGAGCCGTATCGCTCCGTCGGCTGCCTCGTCGAGGCTTGCGGCCTCGGCTTCCGCGTTGGCGGCGCGCACCTTGTCGGATGCGGCCGTGGCTGAGGACGTGCCGATCCCGAGCGCCTCGGTGACTTTGCCGCCGATGTCGAGGTTGCGCTCGTAGAAGTTGGGGCCGTCGTCGGGGTTGCCGGGGCCGTCGAGCCCGATCAGCTTCTCCACGATGGGCGTCAGCTCGTCGATGAGATCGGCGATCCACCCGCCGATGCTGATCTGTACGCTCTCCCACGTCTCGCCGAGCTTGCGCCCGACCTCGCGCAGCTCCTCGGCCCTCTTGATGTCCTCGTCGGTGAACACCTGCCCGCCGTCGACAGCGGCGAACAGTCGCTCCATCTCGTCGGCGCCCTCAGCGATGATCGGCACGAACTGGCGGGCGCCTTCCTCGCCGAGCGCCGCGGATGCAAGGGCGGCCTTGTCGGCGTCCGATGTGAGCGCCGCGTAGGCGTCGGCGACACGGCCGAGGTTGTCCAGCGCCGAGCCGTCAGCGTCCAGCTCCACCCCGAAGTCGCCGAGCGACCCGTCGGCCGCCTTGCCCTGGATGTTGAGCAGCACATCGGCGACGTCTCCCATCTCAGCGCCGTAGCGCTTCGTGACGGCGAGGAGCCGTGAGGTCTCCTCCGATGTGGTGCCGACGATCTGGCCGAGCCGTTCGATCTCCTTGCCGCGCTCTACGAACGTGCCCACCGACGCGGCCGCCAGTGTGAACGACCCGGCGATCGCGCCGCCCGCCACGGCCAGCTTCGTGGCCCCGCCGACCGCGCCACCGCTGAGTAGCCCGGACAGCCCACCGCCGCCGCCCTGCGACAGCGCCGAGTCGAGGCCGCCCACACCGGGCAGGTTGCCGAGCCCACCGAGCAGCGCGTCGAGGCTGCCGTCGCTCTCCGCCTTGACTTTCACCGTGGCCGTCTGGTCCTCGGCGGCCTTGTCGACGGCGCTCTTCGCCGCCGCCGCGCCGTCCTCCTTGACCTTCACCGTGGCCGTCTCGTCCTGCGCGGCCCGGTCGATCGCCGCCGTAGCGCCGCGCGTGTCGGCGTCGACCTCGATGGTCAGCTGCGTCTTGCGCCGTGTGAGCGCGTCGATCTTCGCCTGGAGCGTCTTGACGCTCTTCGTGTTGTCCTCAGCGATCGCGATGACAAGCTGCGTGTTGAGCTTGCTCAATCGCTGATCAATCGCCTTGATCGTGGCGTCGACGTTGATCGGCTGAATCTCGACGTCGACCGTGCGATCCTGCTCCAGCTTGGCCAAGTCGCGGAGCGCCTCGGTCGTGTCGACCCTGGCTGAGATCACAATGTCATCAGCCATCGGCGCGCAACCCTTCCTGCTGGGCCATCAGCTCGCGGAAGCCGCGAGCCGTGTCCTCGTCGAGTGTAGCCGGGGGCGCCTTCGGCTCAGCCCTACCGATCGCCTTGAGTGAGGCGCCGACGTCGCGCCAGTCCATCCCGGCGAGCGTGGCGGGGTCCACACCGCGGGATGCCATAGCGAGCGCGAGGCCCGCTAGACCTTCGCGGAGTGAGGCCGGCTCTCCACCGTCACCTGCGCCATGATCGGCTGACCAGGCGAACGGGCAAAAGGGTCACCTTCGATGGCTGCCCTCCATTCGCCGAGAAGCCGCACCGACAGGATCGCCGGTGTGTCGTTGTGGTCGGGCCACATCTCGACGATCGCCGGGATGTGGCGCCACACCTCCAGCGCTGCGCGCCGGTTGTCGGCGGCGAGCCGCTTGACGTCGGCGCGGAGTTGGGCGGCCTGCTCGGTGAGGGCGTCGACGCTGCCCTGCTCGGGGCTGCCGTCCTCGCCGATCTGGCGTGCCAGGTCGCGCCCGGTCGCCTCCAGCGCGGCGGTGCGCTCCTCGATCTCGGCCTGCATGTCGGCTTCGCTCTCGGCCCACAGCTCCAGCTGTGACAGGTCGCCGTGGTTGAGCCGGATGACGCGGGGCAGCCCTTCGGCGAACGACAGTTCGAGGCCGCCCGCCTCGACGAGACGGACGGCGACGACCTCGGGGGTGCTCATGCGGGCGGGTTCAGCCAGCCACACACCTGGCAGCTGCCGTCCGTCATGAACGTCGGCAGTGCGGCGGTGGAGTAGAAGTCGGCGTAGGGCTGGTAGTCGTACAGCGTCGACGTCAGCGGATTGATCGTGGCGCCGGTGCGCACATCGATCACCGACGTGCTGGGGAACCACGCCGGGGGGTTCGCCTTGATCTGTGCCCAGAATGCCGGGTTACCCTCCGAGCGCACCGTAACGGTGCGGTCCGGCTGGTCAGCGGCATTGACCGACTTGGCGACACTGACGCCGCCGACCGCACGGAGCCCGGGGTGGACCTGGACACGGTACAGCGGCAGGCCGCCGCGCAGCGTCGGGGTACGGGTCGTGTTGACGATGTCGAACATCGGCTGATAGGTGACCTGCACCCATCGGGTCGGGCAGTTGTCGGGGCCACACACCGAGCAGCGTGCGGCGCCGGTGACGGGCGTGGTCGACTTGACCAGCTCCGACACGGCGTCAACCTGCACGTCCATCAGGCCCATCACGGCCTCAGCCGCGGTGTTGACGGTGCGGTCGAGGGTCCACTGACCCTCGAAGTACTTGACGTAGCCGGGCTCGGTGTACTCGCCGGGGCGGCCCTCGGCGACGACCGTATCGTCGACGCTGATCGGGTCGAGCAGCATCGTCTCGATGTGCTTGAGGGTGCCGACGCCGGAGAGGCCACCGGCGGGGGTCGGGTCGGACCACACGACGGGGTTGCCCGTCACGAGGTCGACGACACGGCCGAGGCAGTCCACGGGGTACATCTGCACACCGCAGATCCCCTCGGGGGCTGCGCACAGGGCGTTGGGTCCGTCTGGCATGATGCTCCTAGCTGATGCGGACGGCGAAGGCCCATCCGAGGGTTGTGGTCGATGTTACCCGCTCGACGCGTTCTATGGTAGCGCCGCCCGGTCCGCAGGCACCGCACGCCGCGGCGACGATGAGTTGCTGCATGATCTGGAGGTCTTCGAGACTGCGGGCGATCGCTTCAAGGCGCTGCGCCTGGGCTGCGTCGGTGAGCTGCCCGGCCTCGTTGATTTGCGCCCACGGGCGGAGCACGACGACACGCCCTCCCCACGTCGTCACCCCGGCATGGTCGGCGCCTGCGGGGCCGCCGGGGATGACCTGCACCTCAGCGTCGCAGTCCGAGCCGGGCGGCTGCTGTGTGGCCTCGACGGTGACGGCGCCGGGCGGGCATCGATCGTCGGGCCAGCCGCACCGGATACGGGCGGCGAGGTCGGCCCACATGGCGATCAGCGGGCGGGGCGGCGCGGCGACGCACGGCGTGCAGTCGGGGCATGGCGTGTCGGGGGCGCACCAGTCGGTGAGGCTCGGGCATTCGCCGGGCTCGGGGACCGGTAGGACTGCGAAGTCGGCGGTCGTCTCACCGTCCGGTGTGGTGACCGTGATCGTCGTGTCGCCGTCGGGGCAGCCGGGAGGCACGACGACGGTGATGATGGTGCCGTCGTTGCTGACGATGGCGAC